CTTGTGCCATCTGCCAGGCTTTTAAGCAGCGGCTCCAATACACCCCCTGTTGCCGAATCGATGTTTTTTATCGCCTGGGCGCGTTGCTCATCCTCTCTGTAGAAGTTGGTGTAGTAGGTACCAAGGTTGGCCCCGAGCGCCTCCATACCCCCGGCAAACTGGATCAGACCGTAGGCGGCGTCAAAGCTCAAGTTTTTCAGGTTCTCGAAGGGTAGGCTTTGCAGGGCTTTGTTGAAGTCAGCAACTACAGTGACATTGCTCATGGCTGTGGATATGGATGCCACATCATCAGCAATGCCGTTCAGATAGGTTTTGTACTGCTCCGGCAGGTCGCTTGCTTTGAGCGCGGCAAACAGCATGCGCGTCATTTCCTCAGCCATTGCGGCTTGCAGTGCCTCCTCGCTGCGGCCCACGTTTTCTGCGCCGCCAAGCCGGTTATACCGGCTTGATACGGTGGCGCCGTTGATGCTGGCATTGGCATCGAAAATGGTCTGGGCATCCCCCTGTGTGTCGACACTGGTCTGTGCGCCTACCTTGAGCTGGGTGGATAGATTGAGTTGCTTGGCCAATACAGTCCAGGCGTCTTCAACGCCGCGCGCATAGGTGCCCGCCAGGCCAGTAGCGCTGGTGTTGCCCAGGGGTGCGTAGCCTGCGCCGTAGGTTGATTCTGTCTTGGGGCCGCCACCTCCGCTAAACAAACTCTTGGCGATTGAGCCAACTGCAAGTGCCGCGCCAATGTACGGTACGGCTGCGCCAAAGGCCGTCGCTATTGAGCCGCCGGAGGCAAGCGCGCCAATGTTCGCCATGTTGGTGCTGAAACCTGCGATCAGACCATTGCTGAACGTTGCGGCTGCGGCTTGCCCGAATCCTGTGGCGGCAAGCCCAAGGCTATCGATGACGTTGGTGCCAAATCCCCCAAGGCCTGATGCTGCTCCAAGTAGGCTACTGCCCCCCGTTGCTGCGCCCGCTGCACTCATGCCGGTCAAGCCTGTAGCCTGCACCGTGACTTTCAACACTTGCGTCTTGAGCGTGTTTTTGATGGTGTCCCACAGCGACTGGAAAAATCCCTTGCCGGACTCGAAGGCGCGCATGAGGGCGTCTTCCCAATACTTGGATGATTCCTCGGCGGCCTTCTGGTTGGCTTTGGCGAGGTCGTTGGCTTCGTCGTTGACGGTCTTCAGGCGCCCACCCTCGGCCTTCAAAGCCGCCAATTCGCGACGAGCACGCACTTCGCCCATCACGGCCTCGTACTTCTCGTAGTCAAGGTCCTTGTCAAGCCTCTTGATGGCTTGTGCCTCCATGCTGCTGAGCGTGTCAAGCTCTCGCTGCTCTGTGAGCTTGGCAATAGCCTCAGTCGTCAGCCCGATACTCGCGTTCGAGTCCCTCTGCGCCTTGATCTGATCCTGGATGCTCTCCGTATTTTTTATCGCTGTGGCGATGTCGCTTTCGCGAGACTTGGCGGCGGCTTCGTTAGCCTTGTTGACGGCGGCCAACGCGGCTGCCATAGCGGGCTGCACGCTGAAAATTCTCTGCTGCTCCGCAGCAAACTCCTCGGCTGTCATGGCTGTATTGTGGTACGCGAAGGCGAGCTTGATCATGTCCTCCGTGAACGTCGTGGTGTAGCCAGAGTTGCGGTCCAGCATGTCACCGTACAACTTTTGGGCGTCAGCCTGGGCTTTGGCGGCGTCAGAGATGGATTTTGCGCTGCCCGACTTGGTGGCTCTCTCAGCAGCATCAGCAAGTTCGTTCATCTTACTTAGCAGGCCCTGAGCCTCTCTCTTATTTTTCGCGAGTATTTCGACCACCATCCCATTGGTGGTGGTCGAGGCCAACAGTGATTTCCTAGCGCTCTCCACTGCGGCAGTGTGCTGGGCTTGAGCTTCCTTGGCGTTCTGCAAAGCCGCTCGAGCGTAGAGTACATCGGCCTCGGCCAGACCCTTAGAGAGTCTTCCCAAAAGGCCCCCCTTACGGGTCATGGCAAGCATGCCCTCCGCGTCCGCGAGTTCCCTCGTCGCCTTGGCGACGGCCACAGTGGACTGAGCAGCGTCGGCTGCCCCCAGACTCTCTGCCTGCCGCATCCGCCGTAGGTCCTCAATGTTCATATTTCGCACCAGAGCCTCAGTCGCTTCGTCAATGCGCTCCCGCTCCTTCTTGTAAAACTCAAGGATTGACGTGTTTTTGGCGGCCTCTTTAGTACTTTCGGAGGCCTTGGCAGTAAACATGCTGTACAGGGCCACCGCTGTAGTCACACCCGTAACCGCCACGCCCACCGCAGGCAGGAATCTGGCGAGCCCTGCCAACATGGACAGTTTGGTCCCCACAGCCACAGACGCCGCGGCGACCGCCGTGGAAAACAGGCCTGTGCCAGTAGCAGCCACACTCATAGCTGCCCCCACCGCTGCCGTCTCCGCGACAAGCACCTTCAGTATGGCCCCTACACCCATTGCCAACTTCAGAGCAGTGAACGCGCCGACCAGCAGGCCAATAGCCCTGATGTTCTCCGCAATGGCCACGGCTACGTTACCAAAACCGACAGCAACGCTTGTCAATGCAGCTTTGAACTCGGCTCCATTGAATATTTCCTTCAGGCTTGCACTGAGTTCAAGGATCAGTGGCGATACAGCGTCAAACGCCTCCTCCATACTAGCTTCAAGCGCCGACCGTACCGACTTCATCTGGTTGAGCGGCGTCATCGCCATTTGGGCTGCTGACGTGATTACAAAGCCCGCCGCGTCGGCGGCGTCCTTCTCCAACTTGGCGAGCATGTTGGTGGACTCGCCGCCCGCCAGTTTCAGCTGTTCCCGGTACAGGGCGACAGCCTCAAGAATCTCCTTGCTGCCACGCTCCCCAAAGGCATGTCCAAGGGCCGTGTCGCCCGCGCCCCTGCCCTTCGACACCTCGAGCTTGTCATACCCCTCCGCTAACTCCTTGACGACAACTGTGAGGTTCTTGACATTCCCGTAGGAATCCTTGGCGCTGACACCCAACTCTTTGAGCGCCTCGGCGCCCTTCTTGGTTGGTACCAGCAGCTCCTTGTAGGTGTTGCGCAGGGCGGTACCTGCTGCAGTCCCCTGGACGCCTACGTTACTCAGCACGGAGAGCCCTAGTCCCACATCCTTCAGGGAGACCCCGTACTGCGAGTTGATCACCGAGGCCGTCTTAAACGCTGCTCCGATGGACTCTACTGAGGATTTGGACACTGCAGCGGCCTTGGCGATCACGTCGGCAACGTAGTTGTAGCCAGCAGCCCCAGTCTTGAACGCGGTACCCACGGAAGTCAGCACGTCGGCAGACGTCTGAATGGTAGTGTTACCTGCGACGGCAAAATTCAGCACATCCTGGATAGCCACTCCCACGTCGACCACGCTCAAGCCGGCTAGGCTCAGGGTCTTCATTGCCTCGGCCACCTCCTTGGGGCCAAACGGTCCGGTGCGCGACAGCTCCAGAAGTTTGGTGTTCAGTAAATCCACCGACCCAGCTGACTCCTGGGATAGCACCTGTATCGTGCGGAGGGAATTATCAACCTGTGCTCCAAGGCTGATCACGCCTGCGACACCGCGTCCAATAGCGGCGCCAGCGAGCAACGGAAGCAGGCTACCGTAGCTCAGGTATACCTGCCCAACGCTACCCGCTAGGCCCCGGAAGGCGAACCTTGCGTCCGTGAGCGTTTGATTCAGTGACTTCTGGCTGGCGTTGAGGTCCCCATTGACCTTAATCAGTTCTTTGTGATTGGCTCCACCAAAAACAGAGAAGTTACCCCGCGGGTCGTTAAAAGCCTGCGTAGACTGAGAGCGAGCCGCGGCCACAAGCTCCATATTTTTGGACTTAGCTTCCTGCACCAGCCTCGCTGCATGTGCCCGTGCGGAAGCCTCCTGAGCAGCCTGAAATGCAAGCTCGTCTCGTAGGACGTCCGCTTGGTACCCCTCGCGGAGAACCTTCTGTGCAGCCTGAAACGCAAGCTCATCCTTGAGGACGTCTGCCTGGAAGCCCTCACGAGCGGCCTTCTGGGCAGCCTGAAATGCAAGCTCGTCCCGTAGGGTGTCCGCTTCGAGTCCCTCACGGACGGCCTTTTGCGCCGCGCTCTCCACCTTTATGATGTTCATAAGGGCGTCGTAGTGTACCTTTGTGGCAACCTGCGTCTGCCTGTGCTGAGCCTCGGTTACGCGCTGGATGGTGTCAGACGTGTTCTTGTGCACCGCAACCAGCTTAGCCTCCAGCCTCTCGATCTCCCCTATCGACTTTGCCTGCCCCCTCTGGAGTCTGTCATACGCCGTGCCCAAGTACTCAAGCTGTTTGACCATCTCCGAGACGCTTCCTACCATCGCTTGCTTTAGCGCCTCCAGGCCCGGGCGAGACTTCTTGGCTATACCGTCGCCGAAGTCGTCGAATGCCTTCGACATCTTACCGACGTCGGCGACCACCTTCCCCGCAACCTGCTCGATCACCTTCGCGCCCGCCACAGCTTGTGACGGGTCAATGCCTACTGGAAGGATGGAGGTTGGGTCGCTCATGGCTTAAGGCTTGACGGCTTTTTCGGCTTGGTGGGTGAGGTAAGTGCTGTCGAGTTTCTGTATCAGACGCAGATACTTGGGCTTGTCTCCGATATACGCAATCCCCCCCATATTCACTAAGCCCAAAATCTCACTGACTGCCAGTGGGTTCGCACTCGACATGCCCGAAGTACGTGCGCCGTTCAGAATGAAAAAGGCCTCCCTGTAGGGGAGATCCTCCCGTTTCAGGGTCGGTCGATCAAGCATCGGTCGGGGCGTCACCCCTGTTGCTTTTTCGCGCGCCGTAAACGCCTTGACTGAGGAACCCCACCTGAGGTTCCACAGAAGGTCGGCGCTTAAGCGTTTCCCTGTACTTCCTCTTCCTTCACGCGGAAGGAGTCGAGCTTGTCAGCGATGCCTGAGATGCGTGCACGGAAGCCCTTCACGGCCAGCGCCTTCATGGCGTTGGTCTTGGAGTAAGGCAGGTCCTCACCCTTCATGCTCATGCCCTTCCAGCCCAGCAGGATGGTCTCGGCCATAGTCTCAACAATCAGGTCAGTGACCAACTTCTCGTTGTCGTCACTCTGATCCTCAGTGTCGATCTGGGCGTCTTTCATGCGCTTGCGGATAGCCTTGATGTAGTTGGGGTTGCCAGTGCGGGCAACCAACACCTTGGTTTTCTTGTCAAGTGGGAACCAGCGGCCCTCCAGCTCAGCGGTTTCGTCGGTGGCGTAAGTTTCAAAGATGTCCAAAATATTTCCTTCAGGGGTGGGAATGGGCCTCTTTGGGCCCGGTACTTCCAGGGAGGCGTACCTCCCCGTCAGATTCTTTAGGCCGCGATCGCGCGTGTAATGCGAATACCGCGGTTGGTGCCAGAGTTGTAGAAAGCGTCGAAAGGCAGCGACAGCATCACGTCGTCCCGGCCTGACATATTCATGCCGCCGTCCTTGAACTTGATCTTGTCAAAGTCGAACATGTAGCCGTTGCCAGCCGCGTCCGCCATGCCGACTGACAGGCTGGTGTTCGTGCCGGCAAGCCACTTCTGGTAGTAGGTTGCGTTTTCCACGAACACTTCCAGCGTGCCGCTGATGGCCAGCTCGCCGTAGCCCACCCCCACCGTGCCAAACACACCCAGTGCCTTTTGGGCGCGGGTATTGTTGTTGACGTTGAGCTTCAAGCTCTTGATGAAGGAAGTGGCACCCAGGATGCTGGTGCCGTTCTCGTAGATCGCACCGATGTCCGACACGCTGTTCATGACTTCAAGGGTCTGCGAGGCCGCGGTACCCGTGATCAACGGCGTGCCCTGCATGGTGTGGCCACGCCCGGTGAAGCCGAACGAGCCCTTGGCGATGGCGCCCACATCCAGGTTCAGGTCAAATGTGTTGGCCTGCAGACCTGTGAAGGTCAGGTACTGGGTGATGTCGCTCAGTGCGTACTCCATCGCAAAAGTGTCGAAGGTGGCACCGTTGACGATGGAGGACTGGCTGATCTTGGCCGTTGCGCCGAGAGCGCCGATACCTGGGACGGTAATCTGAGTGCTGGCGTCCAGTGTGATAACCGTAGCTGAAGTGGTTGCCACCTTGAACCATTTGTCGGCGTAGTAGTCCTTGATCGCTTGCGAGACAGTGGAAGACGGGATCACTTTGATCCAGGAGCCTGCAACCAGCCCCGTGAAAATGTCCACACCGGAAGTGGCGGCGCCAGCCGTCAGCGTGCCGGCGGCTGCAGTCAGGCTGGTGGGGATGGCCGCGCTGATGCCAAGCGTGCCGTAATGCGTGAAAGTCGACTGGCCCAGCAAGTTGCACAAGAAGGGGTCGTACTCCTTGCCAGAAAGCTCGAAGTTGAAGCCACCATCGACGTTGAGGTCGGTGTTGGTGGAGCCTGTGGACAGTCGGTCTTGCCGAATTTCTTCGGACTTGACAGACGCCACCGCGGCCTTCAGGGTCATGCCGGTCTGGCGGAGGTTGGTACCACCTGTGCCAGGGATCACCGTGGGAGTGGTTTCCTTGACGTAGCGGAGTTGACCAAATGCGTTGGATGCGTATGCCATGTGAATTCCTTATGTTCTTCTTGTTGTAGGAAGGATGCGCGTGATACTGGGGACAAACTTCTGAAAAGTAAATCCCCCGGGTTATCCCAGTGTGAAAGGGAGCAGGATTCCCACTTTAAACCAGCCCCGCAGGTTGGTAGGCACCGTGCGCTGGGGTGCCTCAAGGATTCCAGCACCCAGTCTGCGTGCCTGCAGGAACCCCCCCAGAGAGTCAATGACGTCGTCTGGCCCACCCGTCCCCTCCCCGCTGCGGTAGAAGCACATGGCGGAGACCGCACCGCTGTGGCGCATGCGCGGTGGGTTGCCAATGGCCGCCACCCTGGAGCTGTACCAGCGGAGTTCAACGTCAAGCCAGATAGCGCCCATGGCGCCTTCGTCCGGGGTGGGTCCGTTCTCGTAAAGCACGGGCAGTGTTGGGAAGTTGGCGGCCGCCCAGGCCTGGATTTCTGCGAACACGGCGGCTCTGAATTCTTTGGTAGTCATGTGGTTACCCAGGATTGGCAGCGTAAAGTGTCTCGCCGCCGGCACGGAAACCCCGACCCGGCAGGCGCCCAATCTCCACAAGCTCGAACAGGATGGATTCGGCGGCTACCTCGTAGGGCTGGTTGACTGTGCGCAATTTCTCGCGCCAGTACGTCTCATCCTGCAGCGAGTCGAGGTAGAGATCGCTTGATAGGCCTTCGTCGTCGTCGCCTAGGGCGCCGTTGGAGAAGTAGACGCGTGAACGCCGAGTGATCAGCGCCAGCTTGGGCTCGTTGCGTGCCTCTGCCACGGCAATCCATTCTGGGGAGCCCACCTGATGGCGGGGGTGCAGCGTGACCCTGCCATCCCGCCCCGAAAAGGTGACTTCAGGGGCGTCTCCGTGAGCCACATACTGCGTCTCGTCCGGTGCCCCCACGCCGATGCTCCAGTTGGCGACGGCCTTGCCGCTGTACTGGGGTGTGTTGACCAGAATCCGCCTGAAAATTCTCCGAACCAAGTCCCGGTACTCCGCCACGAACATCTCGTCAGTGCGCGTCACCCAGAGGTCGATGCCCTCGGTGAACCTGAGCATGACCGGGCTGGTCACCCCCGCCTCCCGTGTGCCACAACCGCGCCGCCGAGAGTTTCAACCGCCAGCACGCTCCAGACCTGATCCCCGAGGGTGACGCGATCCTTGGTGGCCAGCAAGGTGCCAGCGGGGAACACCAAGGAGCAGTCGCCCTCTTGGTACTTGGCGTCGCCTTGCGAACCGTACAGGTAAAGACTCTGCCAGCGCACACGCAGACACTTCACCGTGGTGGTAACAGCGGAAGTGTACAAACCCTGCACCGGGTCATAGGTACGCGTCGCCAGGGTGGCGTTCACCGGGGCGTACTCGACCTTGGCGCAGGTGGCCGACAGCACCCCTGACGCCTGGTCATGCGGTGGCCCGACAAGGTAGTTGGTGGTGCCTATCGTGATCACGTCGTACTCGGCCAGCACAGCGCTGGTCGGTAGATACGCGGTGTACATCGGATTGGTGCGCGAGGATGACAACTCTTCCTTGGCGTCTTTGAGCCACACCATGTCGCCCCATGAGGTTACCGGCGCACCGCCTGTAACAAAGCCGTTCAGGCCTCGCACGCTCAACAGGGATGGCGCCGGGTGAATAACGTATTTATCGCGATGCGCCACCGACATGCCGTCAGTCTCCGAGTCACCCACGATCCAGGTGCTGCCCAGAATCATCACCAACCTCGATGCAGGCATCGAGGTTCCCGGCGCCACCGACATGATGCGGCGGTACGCCGTGGCGCTGTCGCGCATGGCGTCTTGGTAGGGATCGATCTGCGCGTAGAACAGCAGGGTGCTGGTATAGGGGTCGCTGATGGGTGTGCGGTCGAAGTACCGCGAAGCGTCGGCAAGGGTGAGCATTTACGCCCCCGTCACTGGGTCGTAGCCACGCTTGGAGGCTACGAAGAATGTGCTGGGCTTGGTCGACGCAGTGGTGGTCGACGCGGCGCTGGAGTAGGTTTCGTAGAGCGTGCGCAGCTCACCGCGCAACGCACTGTAGTAATCGTCGATGCGCGCGAGTACCTTCTCAAAAGGCTCCCCGGCGTATCTGGAGATGGTGGCTTTGCCATCCCCCACGTCTTTGGGCGCAAAGTTGGCCAGTGACACACCCACTTGTTTTGCTGCTGCGTAAACACTGAACAGGCGCACGGAATCATGGAGTTCGGCTTCGTCAGGGGTTCTGCTCGCACGCGTTTTCGCGTAGATGGTCAAAAAAGCCGCATTCAAAGACGTCGAGAGCCGATTCAGCTCGCGGATCAGGCCCATCTCGTAAACGGGAAGGCCAAGCACCAGATCAGACAGTTCGATATCGTTCACCCCGAGAGCTGAACGAACCTCACCGAAATCACAGTAGGTGGTCAATGACATGCGGAAACCCCGAATTAGGGCTGGACAACTTCAAGTTTGCCGGCGTCGATCTGAGCCTGCAGGAACCCGTCAACCTCGACCTTTTTGGGGTCGGAGGTGAACACGACGTTGGTGAACAGGTGACGCAACTCACCCTGTGTCGCGCGGACGAAAACTGACTTCGTCTGCTCAACTTTTTTCCCGACTGAATCTTCTTTTGCCATGAGGCTTCTCCGCTTGTTACAACAAGGGCGAATCTTTTGGACTCGCCCCTCGCTACTCAGGCCACTGTTACACGGTCAGTGTCAGAACCTCGAAGGCTTCATCGAACAGGCGGTAGACCATGTCACCCTTGTCGAAGCGCATCATGCTTGAGCGCTTCATAGCGAACTGCTCGATGGCCGAGTACTGGGCGGTCAGGCTGGAGATACGGTGCACACCAGCAGACTTGTCCAAGCCCATGATGGTGTTGGCGGGCCAGCTCGGGTCGTTGGTTACGAAAATCTGGACGTTGGACGGCCAGTTCGTGTTCATCACCGAGACCTTGCTGGTGATAGTTGCCATCGGGCCAGTGGTGGAGGCGTTGGTGCCGTTCAGCAGCGCATCAAGCACCATGGCGGTGTCGAAGTCCGTAACCACATGGGTGATGGTGCGGTAGTTGGCGTTGACCGTCAACCACTTCATCCAGGCCTTCTTGGTCAGGGCACCGGCTGCCACGATGGTGGCATCAAAATAGGCGGCGGTGCGAACCTTGCCAGAGATGGTGCTCAGAGCAACCATGCCATGGTCAACGTCACCCTGCAGCAAACTGAGGATATAGCCGTTGGCGCGCTCATTGGTTTCCACCATCGCTTGCCGGGCTACAGCCAAACCAACCAGGTCAAGGGTCGTCGACTTCTGGGCTTGCTCAGAAATCTCCAGGCCGATGCCCCAAGTGGGAATGCGCATGGACTTGTCGCTGGCGGTGATCGACAGCATCGAGTTGGGCAGGGCCAACTGTGCCACGGTCGCACCGCGTGCGGCTTCAGGCTTGCTGAAGTTCAGCACCGGGCGCTCGAAACGCTCACCCTGGATACCATCATCCAAGGCCAGCAAGGCGGTCAGGCCTGCCGGGTTGGTGGCGTAGTCACGGGTCATCTTGTCCTCGATCACGTCAAGCATGATGGCTGGGAACAGCAGGCGACTGGCCGGGATGCCTTCACGAGTGATGGTGGCGGCGTTCTTGGGCGCCAACACTTCACCGACAGTGGAGGCACGGATGCCAAACTCTTTGTTGCCCCGCACGAACACGCCGGCCTGCTCCAGCACCTGCTCGTAAGCAGAGCCGTGCTTTTCAGCGTCGGTGGGGTACTTCACGGCCATGAATTGCTTCAGGGACATGTTCTTGTCGGCCGCCTCGGCGTACATGCCAACGCTCAGGTCGATGGCTTGCTTGTCGCCCTTGGCGTCAACGTAGATTGCTTGCTCAGACATGGGATTTACTCCTTCTTATTCTGTTATGGATGGATTAGCCGACGAACTCGATGAGTCCGGTCTGACCAACAGCGGTAGTGCCGTCCAGAGAGACAACGCGCCACTTGTAGATCATGGCACCACCAGCGGCGGTAGCCTTGCAGACCTTCGGGTACGCGCCGCCGAGTGCTGTTGCGCGTGCGACAGGGGTACCAGCAACAACGAAGTCACCGACAGCAATCACGCCGGTGCCCGGGGTGGCTTGCAGACCGTCCAGAGTGACCTTGACGCGGCCGTCAGCCTGCACGCCACCGATGGCGTAGCCGTCCGCAGTCGCGGTGTTGACCGAGTTCATCACGCCTTCGATCTCATTGCCCACAGCGCACAGGCCGTACTGGCTGTCGCCAATCAGCTTGACGAACTTGCCGACGTCGGCGTCTGCCAACGGGCTCGTTGCGGGAGTGGTACTGTCGCCCAGGCGAGCAGTGACCTTCGTGCTTTCGTTGAGGATGACCCCAAATTTGAATTTCGCCATGATTACTCCTTAAATTAAGTTGGGCGGGTGGCTGCCAAACGAGCTTTGCGCAGGAAATCCTCCGCCTCGCTCGCCTTCTCCGCAGAAGCAGTCGACGAAACCGCCGCCACGCCACCTGCTGGGAACTTGCTCGTGAACTGCGCCGACAGGTTGGCGTGTTCCGCCATCAGGCCGTCGTCGTTCAATGCTTCGACACCAGTGGCAGAACCACCTAGGGCGACGCGTAAATTGCTGACTGCGGCACGCACGGCAGGTCGCAGTTTTTCACCTTGCGCTTCGAGAGCGGCATTGGCTGTTTTGAGGGTTTGAGTCTCGACGCTGAGCGCCAGAACCTGAGCCTGTGCGGTGGCCAGTTGTTCCTGTAGCAGAGCCACAACTTCTGAGTTTGCTGCGGGCGCTGCTACCAGCTCGGTGAATACTGCGGCGGCTGCAGTGGCTGCCGTGGCTGCGGAGAGGTCAGCGGTGGCCTTCGCGGCTGCGGCGTCTGCGATCTGTTGGTCTGTGAGTGCTGTTGCCACGGAGGCTCCTTTAGTGAGAATGGCGCCATATTGGGGACGCTGATTTGCTTTGTCAATCCCCAGGGCTATTGAAGACATGAAGGAGTCAAAGTTGGTGACGCCGTCGACCAGTCCAACGTCAACTGCGGACTGCCCGATGAAGATGCGGCCACCGCCCATGGTGGCTTCCACAACCGCGGCAGACTTGCCCCGGCATGACGCCACGTACTCAACAAACAGGGCGTTGAGCTGATCCACCTGGGCCTGCAGCGTTGACTCTGCGAGTTCCGAGAGTTTTTCGTATTGCGACCCAAGCAACTTCCATTTGCCCGAGCGGATCACAGTGGCGGTGATGCCGTCGTTCTCCATCATCTTGGTAATCTCATGATGAACCATAACGACGCCGATCGAGCCAGATTCTGTCTCGCGCCCGATCTGCAGTGAGCGCGCGCTGATGCCTAGGCGATAGGCCGCACTAGCGATCAGCGAGTCGCCGTAGGCGTACACCGGCTTCACTTTGGTGTCGATGGTCTTGATCAGGTCTGCTGTATCCGCAAGCCCGCTCACCGAGCCTCCCCCGGACTGGATGTCCAGCGCGATGGCTTTGACCCGGTCGCTGTTGACCGCCCATATCAGCGCGGCGCGGATGGATGAATAGCTCACGGCACCCGTGAAGTAGTTCATCCAGCTATCCGAGTTCGTTAGCGAGCCCTTGATGCTGATGACTGCGACGTCCCCCTGCATTTCGAGCAGTCGGGGGATGTCGGTTGGGTCGTCCTCGGGGTCAAGATAGTCCGCCCGCTTGGTCGGCAGGTCAGACTCCATAAGTTTGGCCACGGAGTCAAGGTAGGCTTGGAGGGATTCAGGCGTTCCAGCCCAGTACTTTGGAATGTTGAACATTATTTAACCCTTTGAAGGTTTTTGGGATCACTTTTGGCGGGTCCCTTAGGTGCTTTTGGAGTGTCCGGCGTGAGCGCCTGATTTGTGGCGCCGGTGTTGGACTGCGCAGAGGCTAGGTCTGCAGCTGCGGGGTCCGTCATCCCAGACTTGAAAAACGTGCCGCTGAGAGGTTTGTAACCGGCCGGCGGCAGGTTACCTGTGATCGCCACCGAAGCTTCCTCATCAGAAATCATACCAATCGACAGTAAAGTTAGTACCCTGTCCTGCTCCATGACTCGGAATGTGGTCAGCTCGGCCTTGGGGCGTAGGTCAATCGTGTCGAAGCTGAACTGCACGTAGCAGTCCTGGCCAAGCAGGCGCACCGCCAGCGTCAGGGCGCGCGAGATGATGCTGTTGATGTGCGCCTGCACTCCCTCGGCGTACTTTAAAAATAACATTGACTCGGACGAAGCAACGTTCTGGCTGCCGGAGCCGTGCCCGAGCACAAAGCTAGGTGCCTTGGTGCCCGTGGCAGTCTTCGCATTGATCATGGTCTGTAGCGTGTCCCACTCTGCTGACAGGCTTGAGTTCCCGTTCTGCAGGTACGTGAACGCCACGCTATCAAAACTCACGAGCGCGTCATCCGCTTCGAGGCCATTTACGGTCCCGTCCAGATCGCCGATGAAGTTCTCCTGGAACTCCTTCATTTTGTCGGAGTCGCCCATCACATCGATGGGCATGGATTTGCGGAACTTGTCGGAATCGATCGAGACATTCAAGCGCGGGTGCAGCGCGCGCTTGATCGAACGGCGCACGTCGTTGGAGAACTCGGTGTCGGCAAGCGTCGATTGCAGCGCTGCCTCCATCGGGCTGCTTGCGTAGGCTGTGAGCAAATCCTGATCGAGTGAGGCGTAGAAGAACGTCGGGTAGTCCAGGCTGATCTCAACACCGTTGAGCCGCTGAATCGGGTACGCGTAGCCTGACTTGTCCTCGACAAACTCTATCTGTGTGGTGCTGATCGGCTGCAGCCGGTTTGGCACGCGGGCCTTGTCTAGCACCAGCTCCATGGCGCACGCGCCGTAAAGCCGCAGCTCCATGCACAGTTGCTCTGCCAGCGCGTGAACGCCGGTGAGAGAGCTGAAGCCATCCGTGTAGTCCGTCAGGAAGTTGATACGCGCGAGCAGCGCCTGCACCAGCTTGGTCGCTTCCGGGTTAATGCTCCCCTCGGTGTCCCTCGCTACCGCACGAAACCCGCGTGTCACCACCAAGCGCTGGTATGCGTAGACGCTGGCTGAGAGGTCCGGGCTGACCTGCGCCAGGTCATGGATGGTGGCTTTGGTGGACGTACCGTTGCGAAGAGACAGGATGTCAAGGTTTGCGGTGCGCCGGTCAGTGCTTATGAGCTTCTGGTCGCCGGTGCTCGTCGCCGTGCGTTTGCTGAACGACTGCTTGGCCTGTGGCTTGTTGGGCACCTTGGGCTCAACGACGTCAGGCAGCGCAGCGGCTGCCTGACGGTCGGCTTTGATGAAGAATGATTTGAGTTTGTCCAGCATGCCCGGGATACTGGGCAAGGAAGTTTGAAAAGTAAATCCCCTATGGGATCAGCGCCGGTAGGCGATCAATACATCCCGCACCAAGCCACTGCGGACGATGTCGTCCTCGGTGAACTCGATCACCGATACACCTGGGAGGCCCTCAAGCCTGTTCACAGCGTCACCCAGCCCGCTCGGGCCACTCAGGTCGCACTGATCCGGGTCACCGTCCACCACCACGGTGCAGTTCTTGCCGATCCTGGTCAGAAACATCTTCATTTCCGCGGGCGTGCAGTTCTGTGCCTCGTCAAGGATGATGAAAGCGTTGTTGAAGGTGGCGCCGCGCAGGAACGCCAGAGGTGTTGGCACGATGTACTCGGCCTTCAGGTTGTACTCATACTGGCTGAGGCCCATTCGCTCGATCATGATCTCCCTGAAGGGTGCCAGGAACGGTGCGTATTTCTCATCTAACTCACCCGGTAAAAAGCCAAAGCCGGCGCCCACTTCCACGTTGGGCCGGGTGATGATGATCTTCTCGATTTCTTTGGCCTGCAGCAAGTCTGCTGCATATGCCGATGCCACGTAGGTCTTGCCCGTGCCAGCCGGGCCAATGGCAAAGATCAGTTGGGAGTCGCCCAATGCCATCAGGTAGTGTCCCTGTGCCTCGGTCTGCGCCTGTAGCGGTTCGGCTTTCTTGCGCCGGCTCTGAATGGGTTTGGAAAAATCATCAATACCGTAGGAGGGCTTGGTGGACTTCTTACTACGTTCAAAGCGTTTGGCCATGGAGTCTTTCGGTTGAGTTTTGTCTCCCTTGATACTGGACACGCACTGTGGGGAAGTAAATCCCCCTATGCCTTGGGCTTCACCTTGAACGTTCGGACTGACGGTGGGAGAGACATTCCGTGAGCAAGGCCTCGCATTTGGGACGAAATTAGGAAATAGGCTGTGGCGTGCCAGAAGTGGTCAAAACCCTTGGCGCTTTTCACCCAGTTCGACGCAAACTCGCCAGAACGAAGTTGGGCCTGGGCACGCTTCATATCTATCGCGTGTGCCCGGTAGACCAACCAATCCGCTGTGCGCCTGATAAGAAGCCGACCTTCCCGCACTTCGACCATGAGTTTGTCGAATATGGCTGTCCGATTGACTGCTACCTGCCTGACTGGGCCCGTCGCAGTCTCAATATCCAACTCCTTCTGCTTGACTTCAAACAGCTCCAACCCGTTACGGGTCACATACTGGCACGCGAACAGGTTGCTGTCGTCCATGCTCAGCGACATGACCAAATCTGTAAATGGTTGGATGTCCATGCAGGCCACTGTCACCCTGTATTGGGCCTTCAGGGCAAAGTACCTTTCCCTGAATCTATTCAATGGGACGCGCTCATAGTGGATGATGACCGCCTTCCCGTCCGACCCCACCCCGCCCACCACGAAGTGCGAGACGTTGCCAAGGTCGACCCCCATGGTGTGGGTGGTGAACGGACTGGTCACCATCTCGACCGCAGCGGCCTCCAGTTCCTCCGCTGTCAGCCCGTTCTCCTGTGACGAGGCGCACTCCCCCAAGCTGTAGTTCCTGAAGCTGGCCTTGTTTGAGTAACTAGTGGACGCTTCGATCAGGTAAGGCACAGAAATGACGTTGGGGGCGTCAAAAGGTGTGATTTTGTAGCCGGTCGCGACGTGGGTTTCCGATGGGTTCTCGCAGTCCCAGAACCTGTGCGCTGGCTGCAGAGACGGCACCTTCCCGCACAGTGGGCAGTGCAGTTGGGCATTCTTGTAACCAATCGTGTGGATATTCTCAGAGGTTATCTCATCGAGGTGCTTGTCCCAGCCTGGAACCCGCACCATCGAGTAGTACTCTGGGTAGAAAACCCCTGCACAATGGTTGCACCTACACATATTGCGCCACCTGCGCGAAGACTGAAACGCCGTACTTATCGGCCCACCCTCAAACGTAGGTGTTGAGAGCTTGATCTTCAGCTTGTGCTTAGAGTGGATCAAACGCGACGTGTAATCCCCCACGATGTCCTGACTGGCGAAGTCCAACTCATCAAAAATGATAGCATCCAAGCTAACGCTGATGGCACTTGTGGTGCCTACGCCTGCACCTTTGAAGAAAATGGTGCGGTTGGGCCCGAAGGTTTTTACAGCCGCTCCGTCAAGGTCTTCCGTGGTCATCGACGCCCTCAGCAGGGGACTTCCACTGATGATCGGTTGGAACCTGGTTTGACTGTACTGGGATGCGAAACCCGCAGTCGGAAAAACGTAGGCAAGGCTCAGGCCTCCGTGCGTCGTCATCACCAGGCCCAGCGCCATCCTGAGCGAAATTTCGCTCAGACCCAGCTGCGCAGCCTTGAAAAACACGAGTTCCTGGCTCGGATCGTCCACGATTCTCTGCTGGTACTCGTGGTCCTTGTAAGAGTAATTCCGACCGTTGATGAACGTGTTGTCAGAAATCCATTTCGACAGGTCCACTCGGCTGTGCCTGTGGGTTGTGGCCGAGCGGATTCGGTCCAGGTGGTGTTTGGCAATCTCATCCATGGGCGACTTCCCTCTGTTCAGTTGTTTTAGCGTGTCAAGTGCCGCCCCTAAACGTCAAGCATTTCCTCGTACTGGGAGAAAAACTCCTCCTGAGTGTTCGTTGGGAGCGTCTGCACGCACTCGACAAGGCAGGCTTCGATCCTCTTGAGCCGCTCTGACGTGTAGACGTCCGACTGCAGCTTCACCAAGTTGACAAGCGCTGCCGAGAGGCTGTTAGCACACTGGGCAATTTGATTTGCTGGGGTGCTCGTATCGCTCATCACCCGCTGCTGCAGGGCCTGCAAGGCCTGCACTTGCAGCACCAACTCGCGCGATAGGTTCAGGTCCTTCAGGTCCTTCACCGGAAGCAAGGTTTCGATCTGGCGGCGCAACTCCAGCAACTCGTCAACTGGCATATTGCCAAGTCCAATTGTAGGTTGGACTTGGGTTACGTCCCGTGACTTGGCGAAGACGTCCTCGATGTTGGGATCAAACACGTTCTGAGGTGAGTAGCGGCTCTAGCACAGCATCGAGCACCTCGGGGTGGTACGCAAGCTCCCCACCAAGGATGCTCACAGGCTTGCCCCGGCGCACAGACTCTTTGTTGGCGATGTCGGTCAGGCGTGCGAGGAATTCCTCATTGAGCACCACGCCATAGTCGCTTGTGCGGGATGTGATGGTCTCGCACTCCGGGATGGCGTACTGGCTATCCGGAGATTTGGAGGTGTCAAGCTCGATCAGAAATCGGGCCACCTGCTTGAGCATGGGGTCTTGGAATTTGTGTTTCATAGGGTGGTCTTTACGACTCTAGTTATGGGTGACGAGGATACCTGCTTAGGTGATTGGGGTCAAGCCGGTTGTTCGAGCTTTGCCCGAGCGTTGGCGATCTGCTTTTGTCGGCGCTTCTTTTCTTTTTGCTTGGCCGCCTGCTCCAATACCTTCTGATCTTGCAGCATCTGGTACTCAGCCCCCATTCGGAACTCCTGATCCTGGTGCGCGTACAGCGCCAGCCGGTCGGCCCGCTCGATCCCTTCGAGCTGGCTCGGTCGCAGGCCAAATTCCTTGGTCACACCGAGCTGGCCAATAATCGGAAGCATCAGTTTTGCCAGAAACTTGGCTTGCGCCGTGGGGCGCCCCTTCGGGCCAAGGTACATGCAGCGCTTGAGCAAGTCCTTGGGGACGACAGTGGCGTTGGTGGGGATTCGGTGTTGGCTTGCCGTGAATGCCCTCTCTACTCTAATGAAGTACTTCCGTACTTCCCGGCCCCGCTCGGTATTGCTCATCATGGAGACGTGCTTGGCTGCATCGACGGTGAGGTGGTACTCGACGCTGGATGCGAAGCGGCCGTCTGCGGCCTTGGGTTGGTGTGATTGACCGTCACCAAAAAAGGTGACGGCGAGAAAGTCCTCGCCCTCAATGAGCCCAGCACGCTTGATTTGGCTTTTGATCCAGCTTGTGTAGTCTCTCTTGGAGCCTAGGGTTGCGTGCAGGTCTCTTGCATTGACGGTTTGGGTTACCTCGTTGCCGAGTTCGGCGGTGGTTACGGTGATTTCGCTCATGTTTTCCTCCTTATTGGGTTGGTGGGTGGCGCGCATTGGTCAAGTCCGAGCCTTTTATTTAGCTTCCCCGGGCGGCGGTTTCTTCCCCTGGCGCCCGATTGGTAGGCCCTGAGCAAGCCGGGCCTTGCGCACCCGGGCGGTGAGAGTGCCCAGAACGACGTCTGGGTAGGCCCTGTGGGCGGCGAGGCAGGACCTGAATGTGCCATCGAGCACTTTCTTGGTGGCTTCCTCCAGGAGCCTGGCGATTTTTGGGTCGAGGCGGTCTGCGAACTCTGCCGCGGCACCGTAGAGGAACTTCCCATCTACCTTGGTGCGGGTTGATTCGCCTACCTTTGACCTGAGCAGCCATTTGGCAAGCGTCCCGGGGTTGACGCCATAGGCCACAGCTGCTTGGGCGCGGGTTAATTCGCCTGACTGGAGCCGTGCCACCAGCTCCTTGAATGTTTGAGAGTGTCGTGTGATGTTCATGTGCTTAGTATACCACATGTCCTAGGCAAAGTTTCAAAAGTTGAGATTTTTGTTTGGAGGGCCAGGATCGGGGGCCAGGCCTGGCACAGACAAAAAGTGTATACGTCACACTATTGTCACATTAATGTAACAAAAATTTAATATATCTATTGCCCAAGACAGGCATATAATCCTAAGCATGGTGAACGACAAAGGTTTACCAGGTAGCTACAGTCACCCACTTTCGGCGTGAATAGTTACGATTTTTTAGGGGTTCTATCATGGCTACATTTTCCAAGCTCCAGTCACTTATCAAAACAATCCACGGGGACAAGGCTGCTACCATTGCAGCCCTGTCCGACGGTTTCAGGGAAGACTTCGGACATTTTGTCCGAGCGAATAACAGCGAGTCAATCGTGCTCGCGGTTGGGGAGTTGAAGAAGACCGAGAAGGATGCCGCGATACTCGCGGCAGTTAGCGAAGGGCGCAAAGCGGCCGGGTTAGTTGAGGGCTATATCGGCGCTCGCACCGGCAAGTTTTCCAGCCAACCCGAAGACATTCAGGCGAAATTCAACGACGCGCTGGATCGCGCTGTCCAAGCTTTCACTGACAGCCTGAACGCTTCTTACGCCTTCGCAGAGAAGGCGGCAAAGACTGACGCCGAAAAGGCCAAGACCAAGGCCGACAAGGAAGCAAAAGCCCAAGCCAACAAGGAAGCTCTAATAATCGCCATGGTGCAGTCCGGGGAGATTGTGAGAGCTGTCGACGTGCACAAGCTCGAAGACGCTTCTACCCAGTCACTGCTCGACCTTCTCGAATCCAGAGATTCAGAAGCTCTCATTGACTTCGACGGGCACAATTTCAGCCAAATCAACGATGCTTCCCGTGTGACTCGGGAGCTTGTTGAGCAGCTCACGGCATTGGAGTCCGAATACGCTGCTCTTAAAGCTGACTACGACGCGCTTAAAGCTGACTACGCCACAGTCCATGAGCTAGCCGCGAACGCTCGAAGCCTTAAACCGAAGCCACGGGCAAAGGCAAAGGCCACAGTACCGGCCTAAACACCGGCAGAGTCTGGCACAGTGCCAGACTCTATAAATCTATGCTTACTTAAGCATAGATTTATAGAGTAGCCTGCTTAGCTCGCGGCTCTTAATCGGTTGTCCATGCCTGACCAGTCGAGTATGCTGACAATTTGATCTGTCCTTTAGTCCGAAGTCCATTGACTTCGCGGTTTTCAGGCTATTTGATGCGGTGACATTCGGTTACTAGCATGGCGCCATACGTGGGCTTTGCCGTGGTCGATTATGTCAACTTGATTCATCGCCTGATCCCCGTTATCTTCCCTGAACGTGCACAGTGTTTTCCTGACTGCTTTTGTAGTTCGGCTGGAAAACCTCGGGATGAGTGTGCACGTTCGCAAAAGCCTCGACTAAGGCCGTGACTATGTGATGACCATTTAACCCCAAACAGCGACCACGCCAGTGACCATGTGAGCGTAATAAGCATTCGTGCCGCTGGGGTTTTCCGAACCGGGAGCATAGCCAGCGGGTAGTCACGCCCATACGTGGGCGTCAAGATAGCATTGGGCGGTGTGAATCAACACGAA